GGTTTAAGCTTCTTAGTGTATCAAGAAGTAGATGTCCGCCCCCTGAAGGTTGGCTCAGGCGAAAGCCGTAGTTATGATTCTATTCAAAAAGCAACCCATGCTCATGGTAAAAAAGAGATTCCGAGACAGACACAAGACGAACGGAGCGTTATAAATGTCGAACAGGCTGCGAAAGTAATAATCAGCAAGATTTTATCTAAGCTTAATAGCCCTGGCAATAGCTCCCTACACCGCAATAGCAGTGATTAACCCATGCGAGATGGAGATGGTAGAAATGCTTATGGAGAAGAAAAAACAAGTTATCATCAATATGTTCAGCTCTGAATTTGAAATCCCGTAAACAATTAAGAAAGGGGAGTCTTAAGCCTCCAGACGACTAACGCTGTGGGGTTGCATGTTTATAAGAGTTTGCTGGTTTAGAAATAAGCCTAATAAAGTTGAGATGTTAAATTGTTTGCAAACATATCATTATATTACTGGTTTTAAAATGAGTGAATAATAATAAAAACCAACCTAGTTGTGCTTTCAAGGTTAATCGAAAGTTGTCCGTGCCCATTCTGGTAAGTGGGAAACATACGTTGTAAGTATGTATAACGAACGGAAAGGCGAAAGCCGAAACTGGCGAGTCACAGATCATGACATGCAGAAATTAGAAAGGCTAGTTAGAAGTACGACCTGCCAGACAGGAAAACTTCAAACCCATGATACTTGGGCAAAGTTTGTATCATCAGTAGTGGATTAGTAAGCCACTATAGCATATTAGTACGTTCTCCTATGTCTTAGGATGAGCAGAAGGAAGCCGAAGGCTATTAAATCCATGCACCAGAGGATACTGGATAAAATCAAGTGGAAGGTCAAACACTTTAAAACCAAAACGAAATGAAGAGTCAATCGATACAAGGCGATAAGATAAACATTTCAATGCCGAATCTGAAGTTTAGAAACCTGGCTCTCAAAGAGAATCAGTCCTTAAATGGAGAAAGGCCCAGAACAAGCAGGTCCAAACTGTACACAAAGTAAATAGTTAAGAATATAACTAATTACCCCTTGCCTATGGACATATGTAAGGTTAGTCACTAAATAGGATTCAAAAACTCGTAGCTCAAGATTCAAGGCTTGATACAATATAGAACTTCAGAACACCATAGCCTCATTTGCTATAGGAATTGATACAAGGTTCGCTACAAAACACTCGCTATACGTTCTTCGTTGTTCTTAATGCTAAAGTAACAACTTCTTTAATTACAAATTATCAAATATTGACGGCTATTATATTTACTAAACCTATGGGGCCAATCCCAGAAAGTAGAACAGTGACACATGATAAATATAACTGGAATAGATGGAGCAGCCCATTATTCACAAACCGCTTTTATTTAAAACAAAACGAGCGCAATTAGAATCGTAAATTCGATGTTGTAGCACTCTGAGGTACAGATATCTCATATCGACATAAGGATTACATGCCCAACTCTTTGGAGAGTAATGGGTCCAGGAAGAGAGTGTAACTCTTCACTATTAAATTTCTTTTACATAGTCGGAACAGACTAAACTCTTAGTAAGGCATAATTAACGTTTTCAAAACACAGTAAATAATCAATATAAAAAACCCAAAAGAAAAAATGAAAAAGAACAATAAAGTAGCACGGCAATTATTCATCGGAGCAGAGATCTTCCAGTTAGTTACCAAACCAGTTGACGCAAATCACAAATCGAAAGAAAAAGACTTGCGTATTGAAAAAATGGCTATCATTTGCATGCCAAAAGCACTCGTAGTTAACGAAGTGAAAGAGGTTCATGTTGCCGGTGGTGCAACGGTTATCGTTGTTAACGGGAGTGCTGATAAAGCTTCTTTCCCAAGTAATTACAAATTCGCAAATGGTTCAAGCGACTTCGATTTTGAAAAGAATCCGGACGTTTACTTCCCATCTTACGAAGAAGCAATTGCAATTGCAAATGCATCAAACGAAAGCGAAATTGCTCGCTTAACAGAAATACGTGACGATCTTAACGATCAGATCAAGTGCCTAATCGACGCAAACAAGGCCAATATTGCCGCCTTGCCGTTGTACGAAGAAGAAGAAGACTAATCCGGGTTCTCACGAACTCTTAATTCATATTCAATATGAATAAAAAGAATAGTCTAACAGATATTGATTTGCAGCGGTTAGCCGAATTAGTAAATACATATCTAAAACCGTCTGAACGTTTTTCAATAAATGGGAAAGGCGAGATTTCTTTAGCAGTTAAATCATGGTGGGCAAGACTCCTTAAACGGAACTCAGAAGACCACTTAGACTTCCTTGAAGTTGTAACAGTGATTTACAAAGGAATTATGGATGTAAAGGGAGCGATCCCTTTCATAGCAACTACATGCGATGGCTCAATTGATATATTGGTTGAAACAAACGATAGATCAACGGTGATTGCTAAACTTTACACCGCTCATATAATAGACGAAGATCCTCAAATAGAGGAAGCAAAGATTGTTGGACAACGGATAACTGTTGAATCAAAACAAAGGATGCTTCTACCACATGAAACTATTTTCAGAAATGAAAATATGGGCATGCGGAATCTAAAAGAAGATATTTGTGCCATAATGAATGGTAGAAAAAAGTATTAAAAAATTATGATATTTTAATTTAAGTAACAGATATTGCAACTTATCGAGGTTAAACCCTGACATTCGAACTGTATTTGGTTGGGTAACTCCAAGAACCAATTACGCCAAGTAAGATAACGATATATAAAAAGCAGTATTTCTTATGGCTTAGAATATTACAAAAAAGATATATTGCAGCACCATCCTTAAACGGGGAAGTGCTGCTTTGTCCCTTTTTAAAAGGAATAAACAGGATGATACCTGCTATTTAACACGGGGAGGTTGCTTCAAGTCAAATAATTAACCATTAGTACTAATCAAAACTAAATAATTATCAAAATGACAGCACCTACTAAAATTACGCCTACAGAATTAATCGCAACTCGCGAAATACTTATTGCAGAAATCAAAACTTCTTGGAACCTTATTATTAATAATAATGTATACCCAGAAGCAATGATGCCACTATACAATTTAGAGGCTATATATGCTCAAATCAAAAAAGATGAAATCGAATTAATCGATACAAAAATCAAACTTCAGGCAATCAACTTCGGAATTAAAAATCTGAGTGATATACCTAAAGACAGCGCTTTTTATTCAATCTTTTTATTGCAGCAAATTAAAGAACGCGCAATCAAATTGGCTATGATTCCTACAAAAAAGGAAGACGCCGAGAAAGTGGTATTTTCACGCACTTTCATAGACAAAGAAATCACTGAATTAAATGCAGAAAAAATTGCATTAGAAGCATATTTGCTTAAATTCAATGCCGGAGAAATCGATAACGCAGCATAAGGCAAACAAAGGAGCAACGGTAAATACACTAGAATAAGTGTAATTGGGTTCAATTCCCAAGCTTTAACAAATAAGAATATTATGAAATATTCAGAACTAACAATTCATCAAAAAATAAATTATAAAAACTATCTATTATCATATACTAATTTTAATAAATCCAAAATACTCGAAAGAATATTAACAGATGAAATTAAAATACTAGAAACAAGAATAAATTGTCCATTTGGAGAAATATTATTGTGTGAAAATAAAGAAGAGAAATTCATTTTTTATGAATATAAAAAGGAAAAGAAAAATGAGACCAATTGAAAGAATAGATGATTTTTTAAAGAAAGTCGATTGGAATGACCTGTTATACAACAGATGGAAATTGGATAAAGAAATTTATTACGATAAAAAAATTGCATATGCAATCAAACCAACTGTTCCGGAATATTGGAAAGAAAATCCAGACCAACGAATAGGCCAAGTGCTTATAAACATGCAATTAGTGCCAAATGATATTATGATTTGGCATGCAGAAGAACCAGACATTTTAATGTCACAAGGAATTGCACCAGAAGAATGTTTATATTGGACTTCAATATACGACAAAGACATGAACCCTTTAGATGAACCGCTAACACGAAAAGTCAGCGAATTAACAAAGGATCATATTATCTCAATAGATAAATACATGAAAGAGCATAACGGAAGAATATCCCCAGAAATGGAACAAGCTTTCACAAATGTTTTAATGAAAGAATAACAAATCATTTCAAACCTTATCACACCATATTTAACTTAAAAAAGTAAATAAAGATGCTGATAGAACTAGATTTGGAAGAGGCTAAACGTCTCGGAATTACAGTAAATCAGTTTATATTGATTAGTTTATTGATGAGCAAAACTGCAATCAGACCTCTTTTGGACGTAGTGCCATTAGATGAAGATGATATAAATAACCTAATAGACAAAGATATATTAACAAAAGAATCAATTTTTGATGAAAAGGATTTTTCAAAACTAATTATTACTGAAAACTTTAAGACTAAAATTAAAGTAAAAGATTATTTTACTGAATTCTTTGAGGCATACCCAGCATCCGTGCTGAGAAATGATGGCTTAAAGGATTATCTACGAGGAGACATATCTCGCTGTAGAAAGTATTATGATAAAATAGTTGGTAAAAGTAAAACCAAACATGATCATTTAATGGATTGTCTCAAATTCGAAGTGGAGACTAGGAAGAGAGGAAATTCATTAGGGTACATGAAGAGGATGGCTAAATGGCTGCTATCCGAAGAATGGTTATTATATGATGAGTTTATGAAAGATAAAAAGATTCAAAAACATGCGGGGGAGGTATATGGTACAGCCATCGAGTAGTAAAGTGCTTGGTTACAGGCATATATCAACCGCAACAAATGAGATTGTTAATTATATTCACGACAGACGAACCAAGAAGGTAAACTCCTTGGCGACGAGATGGCCTAAATTCAACCGACTAGCAATGGGAGGAATTGAACCAAATGCAATATATGCCGTAGCAGGCGTATCTGGCTCAGGGAAGTCGTCATTTGTTAATACTTTAGAAACTGATCTTATTGATTTAAATCCGCACGAAGACATAGTAATACTATCATTTTCGTTTGAAATGCTATCAAGCAGGCAAGTAGGAAGGAAACTATCATACAAGCTAAAGAAAACCACATCAGAGTTATATAGCGCCTCAGAAAAAGGGCTTGTAACGGACGAAGAGTATGCGGGAATACAAGAACAAGCAAAAACCATAATGAGTTACCCAATTTATTATGTGGATTCGCCTGGGAATGTAGCAGAAATAGCAACAACAATTAAATTTTTTCAAGATACACTAGCAAAAGGAAAATGGCTTGTAGTCATTATCGACCATACTCTATTAATTAGAGGAAGTGGAACCGGCGGAGAAAGAGAAATTATAGTGGATTTAGAAAAAGAACTAATAGGAGCCAAGAAAGTTGGTAAAACTTCTATTATACAGATATCACAAATGAACAGAAATATTGAATCACCCGAAAGGCTAAACAATAGTTCACTTCATTACCCTCAGCGCAGCGACTTGTCATCAAGTGACGCCGTTTTTCAAGGTTCAGATTATGTTATAGTTATACACAGACCTGAAGTCCTAGGATTATTATCCTATGGATACAACAATCTTCCCGTAAAAGATTGTGTATACCTCCATTTTCTAAGAAGAATAGGGAACATTTTTCATTTAATTACGTTATATTAGTATAACAAGATTATATGAAGAAATTAAATATACAGAAAAATGGGAAACCATGTATATATTGCATTGAAAATTTAATCAATGGAAAATTATACATAGGATCCGCAATAGGACACTATAGAAGAAAAGGACAGCATTTTTACATGCTTAGAAGGAATATACATTGGAATAGTCATTTACAATCTGCATACAACAAGTATGGGGAAGAAAATCTAGACTTCAAAGTATTAGAATTTATAGAAACCCTGTTGGATTTATCAGAAAAAGAAACCTTCTGGATAAAAAAATTAAACTCAACAAATAGAGAATTTGGATACAACATAAGAATAGATTGCGAAACCAATTTAGGAAAAAAATGGCCAATTGAATCTAGAATAAAATTTTCTTTGTCAAAAAAAGGAAAAATTCCACCTCATTTAAATTATGTCGAAATTGCAAAATTAAATATGAAAAAAATAGAAGGAACAAATAAAGAGACAAATAAAAAAATAAAGTTTAATTCAATAAAAGAGGCAGGAGAACTGTTAAATATAGAAAAAACAAGTATATCTAAAGCGCTACATAATGTAATAAAAAGCGCTGGAAACTATTATTGGAACTTTGCCGCGTAATCGGCATCGAAAATTTGGTGAATTGCTGGAAAATCTAGAAGTAGACAATCAGCAGCCAAGGCTTAATCTAAATGATTTCGCAAGGTTCAACGACTAGGTATTGAAACTGCAATGCAGAATATACATACCCACGAGCGCCAGACACCCTAAATGGGTGATGATATAGTCTGAACTGCAAATATAACAAAAAGAAATTGCAGATGTATAGAATAAAGAGTCTATACGATAACAAATTTGAAAAAACAGAGAAGGAGACCTTAAGATATTGAAATTTATCAATGACTTAAAGTACAATAACCTGAAAGAACCAGAAGAAGACGATGTTGAGAAGCCCCAACAACAGTTAGAAATAAAAATTTAAAAAGACACAACATGAATACTTCATATAATTTTACAGTAACATTGCCAACAAAGAAACAAGACAGATTCGGTTTGAAAAAAGCAGCATTTGTTGAAACAATCATTTCGGCATGTCCATGGTTAACAGTAGCAGGTATTGATACCCCATATAAAAATATTCTTGGAAGAGATATTAAGGGTGTTGATTATGCTCCAGCAGGAACGCATTTAACTTTTGGTACTAGTAAAACACACGATGTAAATTGGGTTGAAGATTTGAATTATCTAAAAGACGGCCACAATATGCCGAATTACGATTTAATGACAGAAACTTCAGGAGCACTGAAACATTTAGCAATGTTTGCTTCGAATAACAAACCTACCACGTCAAGCAACAACCGTTACTCGACATATGCAACATGCCCACTTTGTGGTAATATCACTGATGTAGAAGAATTCGCTTCTTGTACAAAAGTTGGCTACGCCATAATCCCAAAGGCAATTGCATTTCCATCTTTTTATAGTATCCGTAAACCTCAGTATGTCACTGAATATACTGTCACTATCGAAAATATATTTGCGTAATCTAAATGCGCAGATGAATATATCAAAACCTATCAAATATTATCAATTCTATCAAATTAAAAACCATCTGCTCCTTTAATAAAGAAACAGTAAAATGGTTATACTACCAACAATAAAGAACATACCAAAAATATTGAATCCAAGATTCTTAATCTTGTTTGGAAAGCCGAAAACTGGAAAAACAACATTATTATCCACTTTAGAAAACTGCCTAATCGTAGATCTTGAAGGTGGATCTGAATTTTTAGAAGCAATGGCTATTCAAGCCAGAAGCGTCGCAGATCTTGGAGAAATAGCCACAGCAATCAAAGCAAAAATTGCAGAAACAGGAAAAAAACCATACGATTACATTGCAATAGATAACGCTACAAGACTAGAAGACATGTGTTTACCATATGCCGCTAGCTTGTATCGAATGAACCCAATAGCAAAGAACTGGACAGGAACCGATGTGAGAACATTAGAGAAAGGTGCAGGATACTTATACTTGAGGGAGGCTGTTAAAACAGTAATAGATAACTTTCGCAATCTAACAGATCATTTTATTCTGATAGGACATACGAAAGATAGTCTAATAACTAAAGACGGTCAAGAATTATCTGAAATGCAAATAGATTTGGTTGGAAAACTTGGCGATATAGTTTGCGGAGAAGCAGACGCAGTGGGATATGTATATAGGAAAACAAATGAGACTATAATTTCATTTGAAGGAGGGATAAATTCAGTTAGGGAAGCAAGAGCGCCACACTTAAGAGGTAAGAAAATAGTAATAGCAGATTCTGACAAGGATAATGTTATTACTACTTATTGGGATGAAGTATTTTTGCCATTTAACGATTAATAGAAAGAAACAATATTATGATATTTAGTACAATAAACGCTTTTGGCGTTGAAAAGAACGACATTGCCTTCTTAGAGGGAGGTATTCACGAAAATGTAAACTTTGTCAACGTGAGAAAAGAACGCTCCACAGGGGGCAATTTATTCCTTGAATTCGAATTTGTAAAAAACGGAGCCAAGTTAACCCATACAGAATGGGAACCAAATAAAAGATCAGAAGATACCGATGAGGAATTTGCCAAAAAAGCAAACAATCAAGTTGCAAGAATATTGCAGATAATGGGTTGCTTCTACGAAAAAGAAACATTACAAAATTATACTTTTAGCGAATTTGACGAATTATATTCATGGGTGAAATCCCTAATGGACGCAGTAGACAAAACTAAATTGCTAAGAGTGAAGGTTATTTATGGAGCAACAGGCTGGACTTCATTACCTAAATATGCTAAATATACCTTCATTGAAAGCATGGATATTCCGGCTGATAAATCGAAAATCAAGCCTTTGAATATTGATGTATTTACGCGACCAGAAATCGGAGACAAAGAACCAGCAACTGCAAGTGCAGCTTCAACGTTCAGTGCCCCTGTGACAGCTCCTGGAGCCTTTACAGCGCCTTTCTAAGCCGAAATGTAAATTAGTATGTATAATACCAATACTGTCCTAAATCAAAGCGCAGAGCATAAGATAACAATGAATAGTATATTAGAAAAAGTAACAGATTATGATATTTTTTCAAAGTATATTGGTGATTTTAAAATAGGTTACATATATAATAGCCCGTTGCGAGAAGACAATAACCCATCATTTGGTGTTTTTGTAAGTAGGAAAACGGGTGATTTGCTATATAAGGATCTAGCAAGTGATGACTGCGGAAACGTATTTAAATTTGTTAAGCGACTAAAAAACCTAAAGACCTACGAAGAAACTTTGAAAGTAATTTCAGAGGATATGAATATCAATGGGTTAAAATTAATGTTGTCGTCAGAGAACAAACAAAGATTAATTAAAGACACAATTATAAACGTTGTCAGAAAGCCACTAAATCTTACTGACATTAAATTTTGGAATAGTTTTGGAATATCTAAAGAAACCCTTAAGACATACAATGTTAGCCCAATTTCTAAGTTTTTAATAAATGGAATAGTAAAAGGTACATACGAAATAGAAAGCCCTTTGTACTGTTACAAAGTGTTTAACAAGTTTAAAATATATAAACCTTTTGGATCTAAAATGATTAAATGGAGAGGGAATTTAAACGCCCTCGATATACAAGGATTTGAACAACTACCCGAAAAAGGAGAGTTACTCATTATTACTAAGTCATTAAAGGATGTAATGGTTCTAAGCGAAATGGGATATGATGCAATTGCTCCATCGAGTGAAAGCACGATGATTCCAGAAATCGTAATGAACAACCTGAAAAGAAGATTCAAAAGAATAATACTTTTTTATGATAGAGATAGAGCTGGGTTAGAATTTGCAAGGAAACTTGTTAAAAAATTCGATCTTGACTTTTTCTTTATCAATAAGAAGTACAAAACAAAAGATATTAGCGATTTAGTTAAAGGTAGTGGCTATGCAAAAGCATTGTCGATATTTAATGAAATGGTTAATTGAAGGAAGGTCAGTGTCCACATAGGTACATGGGGCTCCTAGAAATAGGAGAGTATGTGAGTTCGAATCTCATCTGACTAACAAATTGAACATAAGTTCAAATAACTATCACTATTATTAACGTCATTAACAGAATAGAGTTACCCTGTTAATCAAAAATAAAACATATCAAAATGAATATAAAAACAAGCAGTGAAAATTATCTGATTAGTCCAATGGAGACTGAAAAACATTTCGGAATCAAGACGAGTAAATTTATCGTAATTGATAAAAATACATTTGATTTCGTTATTCAGGACGACAGTGCATATATATCAGAAGGAACCTGGATTGACGAAGAAATTGACGGACGAAAATTCCGTAAAGTGAAGAAAAGCATAATTGCTGAGTTTGGAGATATTTTGTTGAATGAATATAAAAATTCTGACAAGATTTATCAGATTATCAGCAAGAAATTTATTAACATGAGTGGCCCTTCTCAGGTTATCAAAAATGCATTAGCAAATAATATGAATCTTATATTGTATGGTAAGGGCGGATTTGGTAAATCAGAAGTTTGTGACGAATTGTTTTCATGTGCGGAATTGAAAGATCGTGTATTTATTAAATCACTTTCTGAAGCTACCACGGTTGAAGACTTGTTCGGAGGCATAAACATTAAGAAAATGACCGATACCGGTTCGATCGAATACAATTGCGAAAACTCATTCGCA